GTCGGCCCGGTCAGCATGGTTCCGGACGGGCCGCCCATGCTTCCCTCGGCGGCGTTGTCCATGATGGCGGCGATGTTCGGCTTGCGGCGGTTCGCGGCAGACATGGCGATCTCCGACTGCCGCTGCTGGCTGCGAGCCTGCGCGGCCGCCTCCGTCTGCGCCTGCTGCTGCTGCTTCATCGCCTTCTCCTGCGCGGCTGCACCGCGCTCGCCGGCGACGATGGAGTAACTCGTTCCGGCGGCTGCGATGCCGGCGGCGACGCCGGCGATGATGGTGGAGATTCCTGCCATGTCAAATTTCCTTCACGTGAGAGCGTTCGGTGTTGACGTATCCCATGCGCGACAGCATCCTCGCGATTGGCGTCTCGCCGTTGATGACGAGTTCGCTCATGCACAGGAGCCTCGCGCCCGATTCCTTTGCCCATTCCTCGAGCGCCGCGATCAGGCGGAACGGGATGCGCGTCATGCGGTGCGCCGGGTCAACCCACCAGGCGAGTTCGACGGCGCACGAAATGCTCGGCGCGAACCACATCGGAGCGATGATCCCCGCGATGACTCCGACCAACTTGCCCTCGACCTCGGCGACGAACATCACGCCGGATCGGATCACGGAGATGATGCCCGTGCGTATGTCATCGTCGGCTGGCGCGATCATCGTGCCATACGCGCTGTAGCCGATGAACTCGCGTGCCATTGCGGTCAATTGGTCGACGTCCTGTTCGGTTGCCTGCCTGACCATGACTCTATTCCTCCATGATGCGATTACGGTTCCCGTTCGTAGGGGTCGTAGTCGCTGCCGCGCTTCGTGATGCGGTCGCGCACCTCGCGCGGAACCTGCTTGCTGACGGCGAACGAGAACGTGAGCGCGAGCGCGTCGGCGATGTCGGGCGAGCCGCCGCCTTGCAGTCGCTTCTTGATCTCGTCCTTCGACTCGAGGACTCGGCGTCCGACCGTGTCGTAGGAGTACGTCGGCGTCGACAGCTCGACCTTCAGCGTCGACTCGTCAGGGATCGCGCCGCCAGCCTCGAGCCATTCTTTGACAGCCCACCACATCTCGGCGCGCTTGTTGACGAACAGGTTCGGGTAGGTGGCCTTGCCGCCGAACGCAACCTCGGTGACGTCGTAGCCGAGCTGCCGCAGGCGGTCGATCACGCCAGCACCAGCGCCTGCGTCAATGAACACCGCGTCCGGGTCGCGATCCTCGATGACATTGGCGACCAGGCTCGCGAGGCTCATGTTGTCAATGCCGTGGCGGATGATCGGCTCCTCGGCGCGCAGCCCCTGCCGCAGCATGATCACGCTGCGATCGTCGCCGAACCGGGCGGGGTCGACGCCGACCACCAGCGGGGAGTCAATGACGTCGCCGTCCGGGTACTCGCGCTCGGAGGCGGCCTCGGCGTCGGCGAGCGCAATAAGCTGGTCGTCGCCTGCCGCGCTGAAGTCGCACAGGAACTCGCGAGCGAACGCCTCGGGAGACATGTCGCGCTTCAGTCGGGCGACCTCGTCGGGGTCGAGCGCGTCGGTGTCGTTGACGGTGTATCTCTTGGCGACCCAGTCCTCGAGGTTCCCGGCCTTGTAGTACAGCTCCGCGAACAGGTTCATGCCGGCGGGTGTGCCGATGAACAGCGCCCATCCCTTGCGGTCGGCGAGCGCCGGCTGCACGATCTCCGTCCATACCTCGGGCTTGATCTGGGCGACCTCGTCAATGACCGCGCCGTCGAGACGGATGCCGCGCAGGGCGTCGGGGTTGTCGCCGCCGAACAGCCGTATCGTCGCGCCGTTGTGCTTGAACGTCACGGCGAGATCGACCTCGTTGACATCGACCGCCCCGGTCGCGCGCAGGGGGCCGAGCTTGTCCTTCAGTCGCGCCCACGCGATGGCCTTCGCCTGCTTCAGGAACGGCGCGACGTACACGAAGAACCCCAGTTCCCGGCTGCACTTGACAGCGCGGTTGATGAGTTCCATGATCGCCAGCTCGGTCTTGCCGGCGCGGCGGTGCAGCACCAGGACGGTGAACCGCCGCTTCAGGAGGTGGCACTCGCGCTGCCACGCTCGAGGCGCATACGTGAGTTCAATGTCCGTCTTCGGCATCGGGGACGTTGGTTCTTAGGACGATGCTGACGCCGCCGGCGTGGTCGACGCCGACCCGGTCGCCGTACTTGCGCGGGTTCCACTTCGCGAGCAGCTTCAGGCGCGTCTCGATCTGGAGCTTGCGCCATTGCACCTCAACGGCGTCGCGGGGCGGGGTGTCCGACAGCACCTGGCATTGCTCGGCCAGCGCGTCGTGTCCATCCTCGCGCGCGCGCGCGATGCGTGCGGACGTTTCCTCGTCCTCCTCGAGCCACTCGTAAATCGTTCGCCACGATGGGTTTCCGGCGATCCTGCACCACTCGCGCAGGGGCTTGCCGTCTCCGATCCACGCGACGAGATCGTCAAGCAGTCGGGTTCGGTCTTCCCTGCTCCACGCGCTTCCATGCTTTGGGGGTTGCTGCCCTGCGCTGGTAGCGGCAGATTTTCTTGACGGTTTCAACGTGGAGTCCGAACTGCCTTGCGAGGCGTCGGTAGCCGATGCCGTGGTCTTCGTGGAGTTCGCGAATGGCGTTGACGGTTTCGTCCGTGATCGTGGCATTGTGGTGTCCCTCCCCGATTCGTCTGCCGTTCTCGTTCACGGCGACCACCTTGGTTTGCCCAGCAGGGGGGCTAGAAGGCATCAGGATCGCTTCCGTGCCTTCCGGCGGGTGTCGGCACGGTTGAACTCTCGGGCGACCTTCTGGGAGATTCCCGCGCGCTTTGCGAAGGCGCTGCTGTGTGCGGCCGCTGCCATGAATCGACGTTGCTTTGTTGACTTGCTTGGCAATGGGTTCAGCTCCTGCGCTGGAGGACGAGGTCGAATCCGGCGGCGTTGGCGATTGTCAACACCGAGTCGAACGCTGGCTTTCGGCGACCGATGACGGTGCCGGGTGACCCGAGCAGGCATCGGACGGTGTGCGCGCGGAGGAGGCCGGCGGCCTCGAGCTGACGGGCGAGTCCGCTGCGGGTCATGCCCTGGGAGGCGACCTCCTCGGTGACCGCCGTCTTGAAATCGTCATACGAACGGATATGCATATGCGTGAGCATATCAGTCCGGATCGACCTGCTGCCCGAAATCTTCGCTCGTTGCCGCCCAGACGATTCGAGCGGTGCCTGGGCCGAGGAAATTTTGCTCGATGTTGTCCGTCACGAACGCCCGTGCGTCGGGCATTGACATGTTCTCGTCGTCGCGCAGACGGGCGGCGATCATGTCCCCGCTGTAGACGGCGACCGGGACTCCCTGCGCGTCGGGCGGCAGCGGGAACATCTTGCCGAGGAGGCAATCGTCGAGGCCGCCGAGAAGGATGGACGCCGGCTGCTTGCGTCGACGCTTGCCCATGCACCGTAGTTTACCGAGCGGTCGTTGCGTACTAGAGATTTCCGCAGAGAGCCGCCGCTCCGCTTCGCTGCGCCTACGGCTTCGCGTCGCGGCGGCTCGCGCATATCAGCCATATGGGCGGAGTTGGAAGGTCGTACCCGCCGGGGGTTGCTATTCAGTCTGCATGGTGAACGCAGAGGGAGTGACCCCGCGAGGGGGCCACATCGACCAGCCCACACGGAGCCACGCTTTCGGTCGAGCCACGAATTTCACCATTTCGCTGGAGGACTGCCAGCCGCTGCCTTCGTGGGGGAGCGCGCCCTTTCGGGCGGCGCAGGTTAGGGTCACGCCCTGCGTCTACATCCATGATCCCCTACCGCGCCGGGATCCGCTTGCGGCATTGTTGCTCCGGAGAGCAGGTTCGGTACAATGCAACCGCGATGGTCTAGCAGCCAGCATCATAGCAACCCCCGCTTGTGATGCAACCGCAAAGTAGCGCAGGCTTCGGCTTGCGCTTCTTTGTTGGCGGGGTATAGTCCTCGCCGGCGCGTCGGCGAGATGCCCAGGATCGTTTCCTGTTCGCCGCGCGCCGCTACGGGAAGCCACGGACGGCTCCCGCCTTTGCCCCCGGATGCGCCCCGCAGGATCGCAAGATTCGCGGGGCGTTCTTTCTATGCGCGTGACACTCACGGAAACCGAGGCTCGAATCTGCAAATGGCTTGCGGAGCAGCGGTTCGCCACGGCTCGCGCCGCCGGCGTGAAGGACGCGCAGCTCGGGCCGCAGGCGAGCGCGCAGACGGATCTCGACGGGATCGCCGGCGAGTTCGCGTTCTGCAAGGCGGTCAACGTCTGGCCGGACATGACCATTGGAGCGAGGCGCGGAGGCCACGACGCGATCCTCAACGGGCTGACGGTCGACGTCAAGACGACGCGCGTCGAGAGCGGACATCTGCTTGCCACGCTCGGGAAGGCGTCGACCGCCAGCGACATCTACGTGCTGGTCGTCGGGACGATCCCGTCGTTCCGCATCGCCGGGTGGGCGACCGCGCATCGGCTTCTTCGCGCCGAGAACGTCAAGGACTTCGGGCATGGTCGCGGCTACGCGCTCGGGCAACGCGACCTACGCCCGTTCGAGCAGCTGCGGAACTGCTGCACTTGTGAGGATCTGTAGCACTTTTGCTCCATCGGGCGAGGTTGCATCACACGCTATATTCCCGCGTATGAACCCGTATCGAATCGAACCACCGTTCTACGTGTCTTTCAGCGGAGGAAGGACGAGCGGCTATCTGCTTCGCCATGTTCTTGACGCATGGGGAGGCACGATGCCGAAGGGCGGCCATGTCCTGTTCGCGAACACGGGCAAGGAGCATGACGCGACCTACGAGTTCGTGGATCGCATCAGCAGGGAATGGTGCGAGGTGATTTGGATCGAATGGTCGCAGGCTGGTTACGAGATCAAGACGGCGGAAACGGCTGATCGATCAGGCACGCCGTTCGCTGCTCTGATCGCCAAGCGTAATTACCTGCCAAACCCGGTCACACGATTCTGCACCGGCGACCTCAAGGTCAAGCCCATGCAGCGGTTTATGAAGGCGCATGGATACGAGGAGTTCACCACGGTCATCGGGCTTCGGGCTGACGAACCACGGCGCGTTGCCAAGCTGCGATCAGACCAGACCCGCGATATCGCCATGCCGTTGGCAGATGCTGGCGTAAACCGGGAAACCATCGTGACCTGGTGGAAATCGCAGCCGTTTGACCTCAACCTGCCCAACGATGACGCGGCATTCGGGAACTGCGACCTGTGTTTCCTGAAGGGAGCGGCGCGGATCGAACGGGTGATTCGTGCGGAGCCTCATCGTGCTGCGTGGTGGGCGGAGCAGGAACGGCTTGTCGATGCCCGGTTTCGCAAGGATCGTCCGACTTACCGCCAGTTGTTGACGCAGATCACGGTTCAGGGCGAGCTGTTTCAGAACCTCGATGACACCACGATTCCCTGCGACTGCACGGAGTGATGGGACACAGCGGCGCTTCGCGCCGCCTGTCCCCGGCGAAAGGTTGTTGCTACCCCAACGGGTGATCGTCGCGCCGGCGTACCTCGCGGCCTTCAGGGCGCGCCCGTGCGGGTGGTTGGCGTCGACTGCCGCAGACCCGCGTCCTCGCGAGCGTAGTATACGCGCACGATGCCACGCCACGCTGCTCTCCCGTATCACTTGTACGTCAACGTTTGCAACTCGGCGCTCGGGCCGAACATGCCGAAGGGCGTGACGCGCGGCATCTGGCACGCGGCGTACTGCCGGCCCGGACAGGCGATGCTCGCGCACGTGCTGCTCGAGAGCGGCGCGAACTGGTGCGGCGTGCCGCTGCATCTGATGTCCACCTTGACGACGTTCGGCAACGGCATCGACTCGCTCCAGCCCTGGGGCGGCATGGGCGAACACCTCGAGGTCGTGCATCTGACCTACCTCGAGGGGCTGCTGTGCATGGGCGTGAACCGCAACGACGGATTCACGGGCCGGCACACCGGGCTGACGTTCGACTGGTCGGACGGGTTCAGCCGCTACCCGCAGGAACACAAGCCGCTGAACCTCATCGAGCGCGGCGACGGGCAGTTCATGCTGCTCCCGAACAACCACGTGCAGTACCTCGACAGGCACTTCACGAAGTTCTCGAAGGGTTCCGAGGACTTCAGGAACTACCGCCGTGGCGAGCAGGTCTACTGGCTCGACTGACGCCTGTAGCCCAGGCGATACAGCAGCCTGCTGACGTCGTTCGCCGTCTTCGTCACCGCGTCCTCGTCAAGCTCCGGGCGCGAGGCGTGCAGGGCTTCGTGGATGATGGTGTCGAGCATGTCTTCGGCCGACTGCCCGAGCCGCACGCGAATAACGCGCGACTCCCTGCTCATGCCGAAATCGACCTCCCCGTCGTTGCGGAGGTTCGGCACGAACCGCAGAGTCCAGTACCTGCCGCCGAGTCGGACGCGCATGGTCGGCTCACTTGAAGCCGCGACGCATGGCCGCGAACGCGGCGGGACTGACGGTGGACTTGGACTTCGACCTGCTGGTGCCGGCCTTGCGTCGTGCGTTGATGTTCGCGTACAGGCCGCGCTTCGCTGCTTTCTTCGCCATGATGGTCATCCTCTCGAGGTCTTGCCGCTGCACTTCCACTTCGCACGGGACAGTCGCAGCGGACTGTTGGGGTTCTTCGCCGCAGCCGGGTGCGCCTTCATCTGCGCGAAGCTTCGCGCGCAGTAGGCGTCGCCCTTCGCGGTTCCTGGCTTGATGCGGTCGCCGCCGCCCTTCGCCTTGCCGGCCTGTCCGTAGGAAACCTTGCGCGTGCGTCCCGTCTCCGGGTTCCGCACGACCTTGACGAATCGCTTGCCCTTCGCTGGCGTCGGCATGAATCTGTCCTTCTGAAACGGCTAGTGTGCGTCCATGATGTCCCACGCCATGCGCGGGTGACCTCGAGAGCGACCGCCGTGATGGTCGTCTCCCGTCTCCCATCGTATGAACAAACGCACCCACTTCGCGCGCAGGCTCGTCGGCCCCGGCCCCTTCTCCACGATCCACCCGCCCGAGCCGTCGCCCCAGTCGTGCTTGTAGGTTCCGCAGCGGATGAAGTCGCAATGGCGGTTCCGCACCTCGTACACGCCGTTGCGCGTCTCGAGGTACTCGCGAGCGATGCCGACGATGTTTGAGTGATGGTTGTGGCCGACCGCGATGCAGTCGACGCCCTCGAGCCACGACATCATGCGCCTGCTGTCAAGGACGCCCATCGACATCGGTGCGCCGCCGCCGGAGCCGTGGTGGTAGCGCATCGTCCAGGTGAGCGCGCAGTTGTTGACGCGAACGCGCACCTTCATCCAGCCGCCGTAACCGCCGGCACCGATCTGCGACCTAGGGTTGATTGACTTGATGGCGCGGACGAGGTTCGTGGTCGGGCAGGTTTCGTGGTGCTTGAGCCACGCGGATTCGTGATTGCCCTGCCCCATGAACGCCCAGTTCTGCGCGTATGGCGCGTAGCGTTCGGCCGTCTCGTTGATGACGGCGTCGAAGTACGCGGCGGCGGCGTGCGAGCTGCGGAGCTGCGACTTGCATTGCCGCCTATCGGCGGAACCCTGCATCAAATCAAGGCAGTCGCCCAAATCGCAAATGATCGCGCCGCGCTCGACGGCCTCGCGCAGGTGCTTCTGCTCGAGGTCGCGGTCGCACTTCTTGTTGTCGGTGTGCGCGTCCGAGCGCAGGAGAATCCATTGCTCCCACGACCGGAAGTTCTCGCCGACGCAGTCAACGATGTGGATGTTCTTCCCGTGGTGGGTGACCGTCCACGACGGCGAGGCGACCGTGCCGGCCTTCGGCTTCGCGCGGCGCACGGGCTTGCTGGTCTTGCCCACGCGCCGACCCTACCACGACTTGCGGCCATTCCGAGATTCGGAAAAAAATCTTCCAGATTCCTCAAGTTCTGCCACTTGACAGCCGATATACGACTGCATAACTTGCCCCTGTCAATGAACGGCACGTTGCCCGACATTGACGGACAACAGAGGAGACAGCCATGCAGGTGATGACCGTCAACCGTGGACTCGAGAACCCCGTGATCCGCAACCGACACCGCGACGTCCTGCTTACCGCAGCCGAGCAGCTCGCCACCCCGTCCGCGAGCCGCCTGGTTCGCGCGCATCAGGCGTTCAACCACGCCGACTACGACAACACGCCGGCGTTCGATGCCGTCGTCGAGGAACTCGCGCAGGCCGAGGACGCATTCCTCGCGCTGCACGGCGGGACGGAGGTGCGCCTGTGAAGTCGGACACCGCCGTCACCATCGACCGCATCTTCGAGATGGTCACCGTCCTGCACGCCAAGCCGCTCACGCGCGCCGACCTCGCTCGTCGCTGGAACATCACGCCGAGGCAGGTGTCGAACATCGTTCTTCGCGCACGCGACTGGTGCAACGTGCAGATCGAACACGAACCCGGCGTCGGGTATCGCGTCGTGAATCCCGGCATCCTCAACCCGAAGGGAGCGCGCCGATGAACCTGTTCGACGCAGCAGAATCCGAGCGCCGCAAGGACGCCGGCATGGCGCTCGCCGCCGCCAGCCGCGAGGCGATCCTTGAGGTTGCACGCGAGCGCGCGCGGTTCGTCGCCCGTGAGCATGGCGAGGTGTCAATGGACGACGTCGCGGCCGCCCTCGTCGTGAGCGGGTACGACCCCGCCGACCTCGGCAACGCCGCCGGCAGCGTGTTCCGCGGCAGCGAATGGGTGTGGACGGGGCGCTTCGTCCGCAGCTCTCGCGTTGCCAGCCACTCGAATCTTCTCCGGGTATGGAGGCTCGCATGAGCGACCGCATCATCAACATCGAGCAGACGCTCGACGTCTTCAGCTCCGACGTCGGCAACGACATTGCCGACTACGTTGCCTCCAACGACATCACGCTCACCGTGTCAGCGCGTTGGATCGAGGAGGAGTACGAGCTGCACTCGACCTGGGGCAGCCTCACGAAGCTGCGCCGCTACCGCCTGTCGGACTGGACGATCCTGTCCGTGAACCTGAACGGCGTGCCGCTCACGAACGACAACATGCCGAGCGAGTTCCCGATGCAGGCGGTGATTCAGGCGATGGACGGCAAGCCGATCCGCGAGCAGCTCGAGTCGCTCGGGCCGAAGGCGAGGCGCAAGTGAGATACCTGTCCGTTTGCAGCGGCATCGAAGCCGCGAGCGTTGCGTGGCATCACCTCGGATGGACGCCCGTTGGCTTCAGCGAGATCGAGCCTTTCCCGGCGGCGGTGCTGGCGCACCGATTCCCCAACGTCCCGAATTTCGGAGACATGACCAAGTATGAGCAATGGCCCCTTCAACCCGGATCAATTGACCTTCTCGTGGGCGGAACCCCCTGCCAATCCTTCAGCGTCGCAGGACTGCGAAAGGGACTCGAAGACCCTCGCGGAAACCTCATGCTCACCTACCTGGCAATCGCTGCTCGGCTCCGACCTCGGTGGATTGTCTGGGAAAATGTCCCCGGTGTTCTGTCCTCGAACGGAGGAAGGGCCTTTGGCACCTTCCTCGGGGCGCTGGGCGAACTCGGGTATGGGTTCGCCTACCGAGTGCTGGACGCTCAATACGTGCGAGTGGGGCGATGGCCCCGAGCCGTCCCGCAGCGCCGGCGACGTGTCTTCGTTGTCGGATGTCTTGGAGACGGGGCCGCTGCCGCCGAGGTTCTCGCTCTCCGCGAAGGCTTGCAGCGGCATCTTGAGGCGAGCGGAAAGGCGCGGAAAGGCGCTGCCTCCGATGCTGAAGGCGGCGCTCGAGGCGGTTGCTGGCCTGCAAGAGTCGCAAGCACACTCAACCACTCATTCGGAGACAAGCTTGGACTAGAGGATCAACACGCTCTGCATGGCGCACCGTTGTTTGTCCCGGAAGCCGTTGGCGCGTTGACGGCAAAGGGGCCAATTGGAATGGGCGCACCAGAGGTGGATGCCAACCATTACATTCCGCAAGGCGGTTGCTACTGGAACGGAGAACAGGTTGCCGCAGCTCTGACTCGCAAAGGCTGCGATGATCGCATGCCAGACAAGGAACGGCTATTTGCGGTGTTGCAGCCGACCACCGTGCGCTCTGGCTCCATTGGCGGCTTTGTCCAGGATGATGTCGGCGGAACCATGCGAGCCAACGGAGGGGACTATCACGGCGGCAGCGAGTCTTTGGTTGTGTGGCCTGCCGAGGTCGCCGCGACACTAGATCGCAGCAGCAAGAACAGCGGAGGCCCAGGCGGCAGCAATCAGGAAATCTTTAGCCAGCACGGCGCGAACCTTGTGCCGCAGCCCGTCCCCTACGACCTGTTCCAGATCACCGCTCCGGTGAACAGGCAGAACCGAAAGCCAGGTGATCCCTGCCACACGCTGGCAAGGGACAACGCGGCGCACGCCGCAATCGCCATCCAGAGAAACCTCGTAGGGCGCGAGACGGGAGGCCCGCAGGGCGTCGGCGCGTCAACGGACGGCGCGATGTACACGCTGACGAAGGCAGACACGCACGCGGTAGCGTTTGATTGGCAGTCCGGCGGCGACAGCCGTGGCCTTGACCCGAAAGACACCGCGCAGTTACAGCGATGCCAAACGCCGGCGGTGCATCACGCCATGACCGTTCGCCGGCTCACGCCCGTCGAGTGCGAGCGGCTCCAGGGATTCCCGGACAACTGGACGGCGATCCCGTGGCGCAAGAAGACTGCCGAGGAATGCCCGGACGGGCCGAGATACAAGGCGCTCGGCAACAGCATGGCCTGCAACTGCATGGCATGGATCGGCGAGCGCATCGCCGCATACGAACAACGGGGTCGCGTTGACCCCACCCCCGCCGGAACAGCCGGAATTGCGCCGGCGGGGGACTTGAACCACGAAGGAGATCGTCATGGATGACACGACCAGCGGACAGGGATTCCTCGCCATCAAGCTGCGGAAGGACGAGGACTGCATCCTCACGGGCGCGGACGGGAAGCGCATCGCCATATTCACGCTCAACGCAAAGGAGCAGCGCGGCGCGCGAATCATCGTCCGTGCCGGCAAGGACGTCCGCGTCTCGCGGGAGAGGAGCGATCTCCGTGATGGCCCCCGCTGACCAAACGTACTGGTACGAGACTGTCATCAACGAGCGGAACCTGCGGCTGTCCAAGCTGCGCGGTCGGCTCCGCTCGATGCGCGTCCATGTCCCGAACCTCAAGCGCCTTGCCTCCTCGCTGGAGCAGGAGACGGAGATCGACCGCCGGCTCGCGGTCAGAATCGTCAACGACACCATCCGAGCCATCGAAAGGGAAGTCGAGTGAACAAGATCAAGCAGGAGACGGTCGACGCCATCCGCGCGGAGTTCGCGGCAGGCGCGACCCAGGCGGCCATTGCCCGTAAATACGGCGTGTCGCCGGCGGCGGTGTGCCGCATCGTCAACGGATCGCGCCACAAGAACAAGGAGGCGGCGAATGCCGCGACGACGCAATGAGCGAAAGCCCCCTGTCACGCGCCTACAAGTTTGCCGCATCTGCGGCGAGGCTTTTGAGACTGTCGAGGAAGACCGCGACCGATGCCACGACTGCCGGCCCAACAGGCACGGAGTCGGGCATGAGCCGCCGAAGCAGAGCCGAGAGGACGAGGACGCTTGAGGCGTCTGCGACCGACTGGTCGTGCATGCCTGCTGTGATGGCGATGCTCGCGGAGTGGGATCGCCGGATGGAGGATCGCGGCATCCACGACAACTGCCGGTGCGAGAGCCTGAAGCTTCACATGTACGTCGACGGCAGCGGCGAGATCACGGGAACCTACACGAAGGTTCGCCAGGACATGAGCGAGGAGGAGCATCTGATCGCCATGCTGCACGGCGAGGATCACGTGCTGCTCGAGTTCGACTCGCTCGCGGAGTTGCACGGCGCGCTGGTGGCGCAGGTGATGACGGTCGGAGGCAAGCGATGAACGACCTTGCCACGCGGCTTCGACGTCTCGCCGATACCCGCCGGCGCGGTCACTCCGTGCATCCCGACGTACTGCGCGAGGCCGCCAACGCCATTGACAACCTCACCGCCGAGCGCGATGAGGCGAGGAGGGAGGTGTGCGTGTGGCAGGGATTGGACACGGGTAGTACGCCACGCGACACCGCAACGGTGCGTGGTTGGGACTGCTTCAAGGAGGACGGCAAGTGAAAGACCTCGTTGACAGGCTGCGCGTCCGGTGGGAGGCGATGGGCGACATGGCGAACGACGAGCGCGAGGAGGCGGCAGACGAGATCGTCGCCCTCCGCGCCGAGGTGCGCCGGCTCGCCGAGGCGGAATGCGAGACGGCCAACATGGACGGACAGGTACAGTCCCTCCGTGCGCGCGTCCGCGAGCTGACCGAACGTAACGCGCGCCTTCAGTCAAAGATCCAGGAAAGCGAGGTGCGCGAGATATGACCGACCCAGGCGACGAACACCGCGACGAGAACCTCGTCACCCGCCTGCGGAGCCTGAAGCTCGACGCAGCCGACGAGGCCGTGCGCGAGATCATGCGGCTGCAATCGCTGAACGCATGGACTGCCAAGCTCCTCGAGCAGCAGAGCGAGCGGTGCGCCGTGCTGTCACGGGAGGTCGGACGGCTGCGAGCGATGATGCCGGCGCACATCGAGCGCATCCTGTACGAAGGGAGCGGCTGACATGAAACCGGGGCGAGGGGAGTACGAGGAGGACATCGTCGACCGGGTGCGCGCCAGCGCGACCGCCGACCCGCTGACAATCGAGCTGATGCAGGAGGTCGTGTACCTGCGGTCGGAGATCGCGAAGCTGATGCGAGACGTCAACAACGCCGCGCTGCGTGCGGCGAACCATCGGAGGCGAGATGATTGAGTTCGTCGTACCGGGCGCGGCCGCGCCCCAGGGCAGCAAGCGACCGATGCGGCTACGCAGCGGACGCACCGTGCTGATCGAGTCGAGCAAGCGCCTGAAGCCGTGGCGCGCGGTGTTCGCGCTGGCGGCGAGCGAGGCGTGGACGAAGCCGCCCCATGCCGGCGTGGTCGCACTCGAGCTGACGTTCAGGTTCGTGCGTCCGCGCAGTCACTTCACGGCGAAGGGCGCAATCCGTGCTGGCGCTCCGCTCGCGCCCCCGAGGCCGGATCTCGACAAGCTCGTCCGTGGCGCGTGCGACTCCATGACCGGGGTCGTGTACGTCGACGACTCGCAGGTCGGCTGCATCTGGGCGGCGAAGGAGTACGGCGACCGCGACGAAACGCTCGTTTCCGTAATCACCTGAATATGCAACGATCCTTTCATAAACCGGGGTTGACACGCTGCTACGGCGGCGTATACTGATGCTGTCGGAGGCACGTTGCCGACGACCGGGCGCGGCGTTCCGCGCAGACGAGAGGAGATTGACATGGAACTTGCACGAATCGGTCAGACGCAGCTCGATCCCATGACGGTGGGTCAGGTGTTCAAGGCGTCGGGGATGTTCCCCGATGTTCAGTCCGAGGCGGCGGCATGCACGAAGATCATCATCGGTCGCGGCCTCGGCCTGTCCGACTACGACGCGATGACCGGGCTGCACATCATCAAGGGCAAGGCCGTGCTGGCGGCGAACCTGATGGCGGCCGCCATCAAGCGAGCCGGGAAGTACGACTACCGCGCCACCTGCTCGGATGCCGCGTGCCGCATCGTCTTCTTCGGCCGCACGATGGACGGCACGTGGGAGGAGATCGGCACGACCGAGTTCACGATGGACGACGCGCGACGGGCGCAGCTCGGCGGCGACAACTGGCGCAAGTGGCCGAAGGCGATGTTGTTCGCCCGTTGCATCTCCAGCGGATACAAGCAGCATTGCCCCGACGCCCTCGGCGCAGCCCCGGTGTACGTCGAGGCGCACGGCGAGACGGAGATCGTCGAGGACGCTCCGCGCAGCCGCCCCGCCGCGCTCCCGGCTCCCGAGGTCGCGGAGGCCGCCACGATGCCCCAGGACGCGCCCGTCGCCGAGGACGCCCCGAAGCCCACCCGCAAGCGCAAGACGGCGCAGAGCGCCCCTGCGGCCGCCCCCGAGGCTCCCGCCGCGCCGGCGGTCGCCGACAACTACCCCGACGAGTACGAGGGGAAGTTCACGGTTCAGCGTGTCGTGCGCCGCCCCGGCAAGCCCGTCGCCATCCAGGCCGCCGGCGAACACGGCACCGCGTGGATCGCGACCACGGTCGCGGAGTACGGCGACCTCGCCGAGGCCAACATCGGCAGCGAGGTCACCCTCGAGATCGCGCGCATCGGGACGAGCCTGTCCATCATGCGCGTCCTCGGCCCGGTCAAGCCGCTCGAAGTTGACCCCAACGACGTCCCGTTCTGAACCACAACGAGAGGAGACACCCATGAGCCTGTACGCAATTACGTCCGAACTGGAGTCCGTCCTTGACGCCATCCTCGAGGGTGGCGTCGACAGCCCCGAGGCGCAGGAGGCGCTGAACGAACACCTCGCGGGGCTGGATGCCGCGCTCGAGTCGAAGGCCGACGACTACGCGGCGCTGATCCGCAGCCTCGAGCTGCGGTCGGAGGCGCGCGTCACGGAGGCGCGCCGCATCCGCAACCTCGCCGATGCCGACGCCGCTCTCGCCGAGCGGCTCAAGGCGCGCCTGAAGGAGGCGATGGAGCGCAGCGGGAAGACGAAGCTCGATACCGCGCGGTTCAAGCTGTCGGTCGCCGGCAACGGCGGCAAGGCGCCGCTCGAGGTCACCGCCGACGCGGCGAGCCTGCCGCCCGAGTTCCAGACGGTGTCGGTCACGTTCAACCGTGACGCGATCCGCACCGCGCTCGAGGGCGGCGCGGTGATCCCCGGATGCACGATCCTCCCGCGAGGGACGAGCCTGCGTATCCGCTGATACGATCCGCCTACCTCTTCTCCCCCCGCCGCGCGGTTGCAGGAAGCGACCAACCGGCGGGGGTTTTTCAATGGACAGGCGCGGCGAACCGGGGCGAACCCGCAGTCGGCCGCGCCTGCGCGAGAGGACGGGATGGCGTCACTTCTTGCCGAAGAGCTTGCCGAGGGATCCGATGGGAACGACTTGCCCGAGGATGTACCCCGCAAGGAACGTAAGACCGGAGAACCAGAGGCTGCCGAAAAACTGACTCATGTCGTGCCTTTCTTGCGCCGGCTGACGGCGCGCTTGAATGCTGCGTCGAACTCCGCGTCCTGCGACCGCATGAACGCGACGTACTCACGATCCCCCTCTGGGGAATTGGGGTCGAGCATATCCGCCGCAAGCTCTGCCTGGGCGACCTTCTTGCGCGGCAACCAGCCGATGGCAATGCGGATGGCCGTGCCGACGCCGGACTGCCACAGCAGGAACGCGATGCCGACCACGGCGACCGCGATGCCCCACCACTTCAGCGTCGACAGCCACGCCGGCACGATGGCCTGCACGGACGGGATGTCGCCGTGAATCGCGCTGGCATGCTCGTCGATGCGGGTCGCGCCCTGCACGACGACCTGGTCGCCGATGGCATTCCCGTGGTCGATGAGCGCGCCGGCCTCGTTGCGGATCGCGGTCGCGTTCGCGGAGATGCGAGCGACCGGGTTGCAGGCGGCGAGCGCGAGGACGAGAACGGAAAGAATCCTCATGTCGATGCAAGAAGCGAACAAACAATCGACTGCACGATTGACTCGTACCCATCGGTTGCGGTCGTGACGGTCGCCGGCGGGATCGCCACCTTCGTCAGATGCGCCTGTCCTCCGCTGTCGTACATTGAGTACCTCGACATGACCAGCCCGGTGATCATCTGTGCGATGTCCACAACCGCTAGGTTATAAGTATTTCCGTTCGCGGTTGCGTAGTTGTTCGCCGCCGTGGCAACAGCAGCGCGATTCGCCGTCCATGCGACAGCGCCATCCGTGGTCGGATGCGTCACCGTAAAGATGAACGCGAGATTGCTGGCACTTCCTCCGGTCAATACCCATCGAGAAGTAATTCGGTCGATGATCCGCTGTGCCGCAGCCGGCCACGTCGTGGTCGTTTCGGTGCCATTGATTCCGGAGTTGAGGAACACAAGCACGCGACCAGTTCCACCACCCGCGATCTGCCGCTCGCGCAGTTCCTTGAGGTATGCGTCGAGCATCTTGTCGCAGTCCTCAATCTTTTCCGCGATCTGCGTGGTTGTCAAGCCGCCGAAGTAGTTGAGGCAGTTGACGGCATATCCCTTGAAGTTTGGTCGGATCACGCTTTGCCAGAGGCACGCGAACGGGCCATTCGCCTGGTCTGCCGTTGTCGCGCTGTTTGCGCCGTCCCAAGTGAAGGCGACGCGACCTGGCTGGCTTCCAACCGCCGCAAGGGTAAACGATGAGACATCAAACGCCTTCGTGGCGTAGCCGTAGCCACCGCCGGTAGATGTGGTGGAGGAATCACGCAGAAGTGCGCCCGTCGTTGCAAGGTAGAACGCATACGGCTTGAACGATCCAGCCGTGGGGAACGTGCCGTAGACGATGCGGTACTGAAGCGCATGCCCTCCGGTTCCTGCCGTTCCGAATCCAAGCTCCGATCCAAACAGATTCACTCCGGCAACGGATTGATTCGAGATGGTTATAGAATTGTTGAACGAACTGGTAAAACGCTGTCCGACTTCGACCACGGCAGGATTCGACATCCATCCTTGCGGAAAGATGCTTTTGTTCGTCGTGTCGTTAACGTTGTAGTTGGTGAAGTTAAAGCCAAGCCAATTCCGCAGTCCGACGATCTCGGTGTCGGTGGACTGGATCATCTGCTTGAACGTCGTTCCGCTGTTGCTCCCACCCGCGTTCGTATTGGCATTCCAAGATTGCGCGACGCCGATAGACCACAATCCATCGCCCCTGCTGTTCGCCGTGGTCAGCTGGCTCGGATTCGTTGGCCCACCACCCATGAGCGGCGTTGCATAGACAGGCACTCGCA